TTTGGACCTTCTCGTCGTAAGAAGCCAGTTCTTCGTCTGTAACTTCATCTACAGGAGCAGCGGGCTTGCGGCCACGGTCTTCTTCTGGAGTGTCGTCTTCGATCTCAATCTCAAAGTCTACTTCTGCGGGTTTACCCTTAGTATTCTCGATTTCGTGAGGAAACTTAAATTCCTCGCCTTGTATTTCTGCCATGATTTTTCCTTAAGCAGCGCGGCTAATTCCACGCGGATCTTCCACAACAGCCTCAATCGAATCATCATTAATGATGCGAAACTCTCGGCCATGAATTTTCAGGCGTGTACCTGAATTGGGGCGGACGATGACAAAGTCACCTTCCTTGCAGCTAGGTCCACTAGGGAACCGAGTAGCGTCTTTGTAGCAGTCAGGACCAAGCTTGACTACAAATAATACTGGGGTTAGTACTTCTTCGTAATGCATGGATTGACCAGCTTTAATAAGGCCAGCTTCGCTATTAGCGTACTCTTCCATAGCTTCTGGCACAACGCATAAAACGTGAAACGTTTTAGGATCTGGCAACTGCTTAGCTTTCTCTTCAGCGTTCTTATTCAGAATGCCAGAAAGATCCACAGCGGATACATTAAACTCACTCATCTTCGTAATTCTCCATTTTCTGCACAAGGTTTCTGACAAGTTGTTCTGCATGAGTCAAACCCCGGATAACTCCGCAGACATGCCGATACTCGGCAAAATCTTTAGCCCCTCCTCCATTAAGGAAGATGGCTTGATCATCACGGAGCTTGTCAATCTCCGAGATGATGTGTGCTAGTACTTTGTGGTCCAATTACTCTCCTTTTTTAGGTAACTGATAATTTTGTTTAGACTGCGCTCTATTAACAACAGCCGAAGCACGCTGATGTGACATCTGCGCTTTATGTTTGGCGATGTCTGCACCAAGTCTTGCGCCTTCAAGCTCTGTCTGTTTATTTAATTTATCGCGTGCCGCAGCTGCTGTGGCTGCAACCTGCATAGCTGCAATCTCTTTCTGCGCTGCAATACGAGACTCTTCAACACGGATCTGGTCAGCTTTAGCGGCTGCTTCAATCTGTTGCTTTTGCTGTTTCAATTGCAACTCGCCTTGTTTCAATTGCAACTCTTGCATCTGCATCTGGACAAGCGGATCTTGCATCTGTTGCTGAGCCTGTTGTTGCTGAGCTTGCTGTTGATTGCCTTGAGTAATAGCGGCGGATGCTTGCGCAACCATAACTGCCACTTGATCTGCAATTTCCACAGGCACTGATTTGTTTTGCTCTTCCGTTGGCAACGACACACCAATACGCATCTCAACTTGTTTGCGATACTCAAAGCCTAAATGCTCATTGACGTGAGCCATGATCGCACCTTGGATTTGCTGAGCCATAGGGTTCTGCTGTAAAAGCTGCATGATTTTGGGATCTTGCAACATAGACATGTGAACAGCAATGTGTGCTTCATGGTTTTGCTCCATGAATGCTTTGACAGGTTTCTTACCTGTAAGAATGTTTTGATTCTCTTGCACTGGATCAACAGGTACTTGATCATCTTCAATAGGTACAAGCTTCGCAGCGTTCTTAATGCCAAGCACTTCAATCATCTGACGATGTAAGAGTGGCATGTCATATAACTGTGGAGCAGTCTGTGCTAGTTGCAACGCAGCTTGATACTGAACAATCTTCTGCGCCATCGTCGCCGCGTTGGGATCAGACACAGGAATAACTTCCACTGTGTCGTAGTCAGCCTTCTTAGCCTTGCGATCACCTTCTTCTGGGTCGTAGTTGTACTCTTCAGGTGTGTAGTCAGCAATGATGTTCTTGAGCAATTTAAACTCTTGACGCATTGAATAGTGCATACGAGCTTGCACTGCACCCATCACTTTTAACTGACGCTCTAATAGAGCAAGCGTAGTACCCACGGGTGCTTGCGCACTCATGTCACTGACGTTCATGTCTCCTGAAGAGGCAAACTGACGACCCTCTTGCACAATGTTCTGGAACAAGGCAAAGAGAACCTGACTGGGTTCCTTGTAAGGCAACGGCAAAATGTTGTCTCGGATTGATCCACTCGGTACATCAACATCACGAAATTCCCCGGGTTGGATTGGCGTGTCATCTCCTTTGAGTCTAAGGCCGCGAGACTTAAGACCACCGGGTAAATTAGACAAAGTGCCAGCATCAACGAGCTGACGAATAAGCATAGTCGCTGACTTGGCGTAGCCGCCAATGAGGTGGATGAGTCCAAATCCATAGAAGCCAAATCCTGAAGGAATGTATTGGTAGTGAATCAAGTGTTCACGTTTAGTATGAAGCTCATCATCTTCGTACCAATTGCGACGAATAGCAAGAATAGTAGATGTACCCTTCTCGATGGTCACAATGTATGGCAAAGCAATACCTGTTAGCTCTCCATTTTTATCTGTGTCTTCATAACCGGGCAAGTCAAGATCAACCTGCATCTCAAGTATGCGATAACGGTCGTCTTGAATAGCTGAGAAGCCTTGCTCTTTAGCTTTCTGTTTCTCAACATCATCAAGCTCTGTTGATGGCTCACCCAACAACACATCACTGTAAAACCCAGCAGCCATAAGCTTAACCAGCTCATTTTCTGTTTTACGCATCACATGAGTTACGCGTGGGGATGTAGACAAGTCAGACGCACCATACGGCACAACAATATCTTCAGCGGGAACAAAGATAGAAACCTGACGACCACGACTTGGGTCGTAGTAAACTTTCTTAAACGCGCTACCAGCAAGCGGTAGTGACCACAACATCTTCTCATGCTCTGGACGATACTCCTGCATCACATCAGTAAGCTGGTAGTTCATGTCCTCGCGCACGCGTGCGGCTGCTTCTTCTTTCTCGGGAGTGTCCTTACCAATAATCTGTGTCTTCACAGGTCCGGAGGCGGGGAATGTCTCCATAATGCCTTCGCTCTGAAAGCGAACAACAGACTCTGTCAACATGGGGTGAAATACACCGCAAGCACCAGCCCAAGGCTCTGTTCTATCTTCGTACTTAAGTCCAAGTAATTTCAAACCATCAACGTAAGTTTGAATCCAATCTTTGCGGTCAGTCTGGTCTTTATCAAAGTCAGATATCAATTCAGATGCAAGCGTAGCAAGTGCGGAGTCAGTAATGTAGTCAGCGAGGTTGTCGTCAAACTCATCATCTGTTTCTTTTTGTGGTATCAAGTCAATCTCAATATCACCCATGCCGATCTTTACGCTCTCGGGGTCTTCGATCTCAATCTCAATTGGATCAGCTTGTTCTTCATCAAGACCCAAAGGTGCTGCGTATAAACTTTTTTCCATAAAACTCGTTGCCATTTTTAATCCTTAAACCGTGTAGTAGCCTTGGCCACGTTTACTCTTAAATAGTGGTATCGGATCAGGCTCGTCACTTGCAAGCTTGATAAACCCACCTTGTCTAAACCGCATGAGTGCTAGTGTGGTTGAGTCAACCAAGTCATCATTAGTGCCGGACGGGAAGTCATTGCACTCCTCAATAACTTCTCTTGCCCACCTGCGATCAGGTGCATAAACTACTCCACCTTGGAATAGTGCGGACACAGCATTCACCCGTGCAATCTTATCTTGTCCTTTACCCGGAGTAAACTCTCCTACAGGTATGCCCATCCGTCTAAACTCTTGATAGAGAGCTGAGCCGTTAGACTTCTTTTCTACAATAAACGCATCAGGCTCCCAGTCCCTATACTCTTCAAGGATCAGTGCTTTAAGTTCTGGGTACTCAAGCCGCCTCTTAATGGAGTTGAGCAAGATAACAGCATAGTTCTTTGTGTCCTCGTTGTAGAACACACCCCAAGTAGTCAGGGCGTTATAGTCAGCACGGTTGTTGGATTCTTGCGCCGCATCAAGAGACATGATAGTAAACTCACAGTCGGGTGGATCATCTTTATCCCAGATCTGCCACCACTCACGTTTAATTAGTGCGCCTTCTTCAGACACGGGGTTCTGCATATACTGGGCTTGCCAGTAGCGGGGGTCCATACCTGCTTTTTTAGACAGTAGTTCTTCAATAGACCAGAACGCTCCCCACAGCGGTTTATCTTCAATAATGGCTGGGAACTCGACCACTTCCCAAGGATCTACCCCCTCTTCTCGACCCATTTGGGCAATAATTTGCCCAGTTAAGTCAAGTTTAGACCACCTTGTCATCACTATGATAATAGCGCCTCCCGGCATAAGACGCTGCAAAGGGCCTGACTGGAACCATTCCCAAGCAGGAATAAACACGTCTGGGCGGCCTGTTTTAGCTTCCTGCTCAGAGTGTGGGTCGTCAATAATGAAAAGATCAGCACCACGACCGGCCAAAGCGCCACCAACACCAATTGCAAAGTATTCTCCATTGAAATTTGTCCCCCAACGTGATGCAGACTTGCTATCTGCTTGTAGTTCTACCTGCGGAAAGATGTCTTTATAGGTATCTAAACCGACCAAATTACGAACTCTACGACCAAAATTGGTCGCCAAATCCGCTGTGTGGGAGGCCATAATGACCTTCTTATGAGGGTATTTACCTAGAAACCATGCAGGTGCTAGGTAAGAAATGAGTTCGGATTTGCCATGACGCGGTGCAATATTGACAATAACGCGCTTTTTCTTGCCTTGCGCTATCTCTTCGAAGATTTTGGCAAGCCTTCTGTGGTGTGGACCCACGATATAGCCCGGATATACGTGATTTGCAAACTCTAATAGTGAGTCTTTACCCACATATTGGACCGATCCGTTGTCGTACTCCTTTAAAAGCTCTAAAGTTGCACGTTTTTCCTCTCCTTGCATGAATGGCAAGGAATCTCTGATCTGTTTTATTTGCTCAGGTGTTATTTTCACTACGGACTACCTTAGCATGGACATCAATTGTGCGTTTTTCTAGTCTTTGGAGCGTTTCAAGCAGCTCTATCTCGACTTCATCCATAGATTTATGTTTAATAGTGATCTCTGAGCGTTTCTTGAACGCATCCACACCATCAACTTCACCTAAAGCCTTGATTGCACCGAGTCTGACCTTGGGGTCTTGACTGTCTGTCTCAAGCAGTAGCTTATTTACTACATATTTCTTCAAATCAACTAGCTCGCGTACGACCATATAGTCGTATTGGGCAACCATACCGGCTAGGTAGGCAATAGTTTCATTGGGGTATTGGGCAAGGTTGGGGTCAGCCTTGTTCATAGCGACTTGCTCTACCACTTTCATGGCTTGCCCACGATGTTCTTCTGTAACTTCTACAGGTTTACCCTGTAAGTCAGCCAGCATCTTGACTGTTCTGGCCCGCATTTCAAGCTCTTCCTTGACGGAAAGCTCGGGCATCGCTTCTGTAGCTGAAGCGGGTATCGGCACGTTAGCATCAATGTTTGGTACTAGGTCTTGCATAGGAGGAAAGTTGGCACTCCGTTAAAAAGTGTTGGGTTGGCTGTTCGTGCTATGGCTTAAAAGCCTTTGCGCAGCTTTCCCAACAAAATAAATATACCACATATTTTATATAGGGTGGTAGGAATCCTATAGGGGGGGTTTTCC